ATGTAAACCACCCTGAACACTACGAAGCCAACGCCGTGCTCTTAGAGCCGATCGACTTCTGCGAAAAGCTTGGCTTCTGCCACGGCAACTTCTTAAAGTACGTCATCCGTGCACGGTCCAAGGGCAACGAACTCGAGGATCTCCAGAAGGCCATGTGGTACTGGAACCGGGGGCTTCCTCAGAAGAAGAACATCGAACGGTTCCTCGCCGCAACGCAGGGGTCGGATGACTTCTTTCGGTACCTCGGCCGAAGCGACAACCCGCTTCTTGAACCCTTTGGCCACATCGGAGATCCGCAGCCGCTCGCGGTAAACGCCGCCGCGCGCTTCAGTCTCGAACACGCGCTCGACCTTACGCGGCTTCTCGTTCAATGCCGCATCAACAAACTTCTGGGGATAGACGATGGAACCGGCGAAGAAAACTAAGGCGCCCGTTAAGACGTGCAAGGACTGCCTTCACTTCAAGGCGGGCGAGATAAAGATAGAAGGCATCGGTAAATGCATGCTGGAGCGCCTTCTCCATTTCGACACTGACAAATGCAGGAACTTTAAGCAATGGCAAAAATACTATTAAGCAAGAAGGACGTGGCCGATGTGCTCGGGAAGTCCACCCGAACCATCGACCGCTGGATCCGCGAGGGAAAGTTCCCGCCCGGGATGATGAAATGCGGGCGGCCTTACTGGCTCCTTAAAGACGTTGAGTCCTGGATCAGGGACTGATTGTACCGAGAACGGTGTCGGCCCATGCCTGCATGACGGCGCGGCGCTGATCGAGAAGGTCCGAGCGCAGATAGGCTTGGACCACTTGGTTGCCCACGGAATGCATAAGGCACGTTTCGGCTACCGTATCCTGAACTCCGGACTCCGCGCACCAGTTGCGGAACGTCGAGCGCATCCCGTGCATCGTAATATCGTTCCGCTTGGTGATGCGCTGCAGGAGTATTCTAGGTGTCTCTCGGCTGATGGCGCGGCCCTTAGCGCTAGCCAGAACGAATGTTCCTGATCGTTCTGCAGCCGAGAGAATCTCCACGAGTTGATGAGAAAGAGGGACGCGGAAGGCTTCGGCTTTCCCGTCCTTTCTTCTTTCTGCGGGGATCGTCCACACGGCGCTCTCCAGATCGAACTCCTTCCACTCGGCCTGCGTGAACTCGCCCGCCCGCGTCGCGGTAAGAATGCCGAGAAGGAGCGCGAGCCGCGTAACGTTCTTTGCCGGAAGGAGCGTCGGCGCAAAGGCCTTAAGATCCTCCAGGCTCATCGCGCCGAAGTGCCCCTTGGCCTGTACCTTCTTGATGGGCGGCAGGAACATATCGAGGTTCCCTTTCCAAAGCGCGGGGTTGAACTGGATGAGGCCTTCGCTTACCGCGTAAGAGAGGATCTTTTCCAAGCGGCCTCGGACCCTTCCGGCGGTCTCAGGTATCTCATGCCATATCGGGAAAAGGACCGCGAGGATATCGCCCCGCGTTAAGCTGCTGACGTCCTTGTTCCCGATAAGTGGAAAGGCGTATTGCCTGATGGTGCTCATCCATTGCTTTGCGTGCTTCTCGTTTTTCCATTTGCTTACCCGCCCGATAGTCTCGATCGTCTCGCGGGCGAAGTCCTCGAAGCGCACTTCTTTCTTAGGAGGCTCGGCCTTCTCTTCTAACGGCATGCCTTTGTTGAGCCGCACCCGGATCTCCTGCGCCTTGGCCTTGGCATCAGTAAGCGCGACCTTCTTCACGCTTCCAATGGAAAGGTCCCGCCTTCTTCCGCTCTCGGAATATCTGAAAATGAAACTCCTGCTCGCTCCTCTCACACGGACGTAGAGGTTGTCCGCAATGAAGTGGATTCCGTCGGGCAGGGTAAAGATGTTCTTCGCTGTTACCCGCATATCGTCCTCGCCGTACATTCGCCGTACATCAGCCATACATTTGCCATACATCCGCGTTACGCTGTCACACGTTTGTCACACACTCGGCTATTGGAAATTGTCTCATTATGGCTCAATCTGTCTCAATCGGGAATTGTACGCCCGAAATTTAAGGAGGGGAAATGAGAATGAAATCAGGAGGATAGATATAGTTGTCTCGGTTTGGGTATGAAGTGTCCGAGTTTGTCTTAGCGGTAGGTTCGGAGTCCTGAGCTTCCGCCAACGATGGCTTCGTCACGCAGGTTCGCAGGCGTGTGACACGAAATGCCACACACTATTCCCCACGTTTTTCATTTACTGTTTCCGCTTCCTTCGTCAGATCCGGGTAAAGCTTTTTCGCACCAGCGAATAACTGTTTCTCCTTCTCGTAAACGCTTTGTGCATTCTTGTACCACGTCGAGACATTCCATTGCGAAGCGAGACTCGGCGGTCTTAGCTCGACTGCGCCACAAGGCGACGGACTGCTGCAGCCTGTCAGACTCAGCGCGGCTGCCGTCAAGATCAATACGCAACTGAACTGTACGAGCTTCCAGATCCACGCGTTCCTGCTCGTAGGCCTGCTGCTTCGCAAGCATTGTCTGCGCCGCTGTTCTTTGGTAATCGGCAAGGTTCCTCTCTCCTCTTAAGGTCGCCACGGAGAACCCCGCGGCAAAGGCGATGACTAGTGAAATGAGAGTTGCGATGATGAGGTAAGTCTTGGACATCAGCTTCTCCTTGGTACAAAGAGCTTCTCCATGATTTTCTTCTGGCCGCCTGTACTTGTCCCCTTGATGGAATTGAGCGGGCGCTCCCAGACGCACTCGAACAAGTCCTCGGGCATGGAGTACTCGCTGATGTAAACAGGAAGTCTTTGCCGCGAGGCCCATGCATAGAACTCCTCGTAGTTGAACTTCCGGTTGTCGTAGCCCACCGTCTTGCGGTACGGGGGATCGCAGTAAATCACACCCTTTTCGGCGGTTACCGGCACGTCCTTATACGACCCCGAGTAGGCACGAACCAACGGCTGTATGCCCGCGTACTTTTCCATCAGGGCGTCTATGCGGTCGGCGCTTTCCAAGTGCTGGGTCGAGCGCTTAGGGAACGCCCCGCGGGAATGGAGCTTCAGAATCGCCCGCCGGCGGTCGCTCGCCTTCGCGGCGCAGATCGCCTCGTGCACAAGGGCGGCATCCTCTTCGCGCTCCCGGCTGTAAGCGTAGGACCGTCCGTCGTGACCGAAGGAAAAGAGGAGCTTTACCAGGGGGTCGCTGTGCTTCTTCTCGTCGAACTCCTCATGACCGCACCAGAAGTAGGGCGACCTGCAGCGCCCGTTTACGGTATCCATAAAGAGCCCCGGCATCAGGGGGTTGATGTCGTTGATGACGTAGGAGTCGAACTTCCCGAGCGATACAGCGCAATCCGTCACGGCGCATCCTCCGCAGAACATATCATAGAGTACCCCCCCCGAGGGGAGTACGTTCAGCATTTCTTCCGCGATGCGGTTCTTAGACCCCTGGTACGGAAGGCCATAGTTGCGGCAAAGAGTGTTGGCCATATTAGCTTTCGAACGCCCGCTTCTCGGCTTCACGCCGTGACCTTAATCCGGGGAGGATCTCCCACACCTGCTCGCCTTTCTCGTCGAGTACGGGCTTGCCGTTCTTATCGACTTTGCGGGACCGTCCGTACTGCAGAAACTTCTCGGCCGCGGCCTTCTCGTTGCCTGAGTTCACCAAGCCCCAGATGAAGTACGACCGGCACTTTGATAATCCAAGGTTGAACATGAGGTCGATCAGGCCGATGAACTGCCCGCGCGTTACGGGTACCTTCACCACTACGGACAAGTTGTCCTGTGCGGCGATGAGGTCCTCATGCAGGAACTCCTCGGCCTTCTCACGGGTGATCTTGTCGCCCATCTTCACGCCCCGCGTATGCCCCCACCCGATGGTGGGTACTCCGGCGGGGCACCGGTAGGCCGAGAGCCTCAGCCCTTCGTACTCTTTTACGATGGGGTAAGCGAGCTCGACGTCGAACTCAAACACGTCTTTTTTCATTTGTCTTTTCCCCTATAATCCCTGTGCGTTCCTCGAAAAACGTAAGAGGTTTCTTCGCCGAAAGCATCCCGAACTGTCACTCGGGGTGCTTTCTTCATGGCGAGAGTTTCGCCTCGATCCTTTCCAAACTGAGTTTCAATTCCTCGACCTGTTTCTGCAATTCATCAATCCGTCTTGCGCTGTCCTTGTAAGAGCTGGCTTCCGCCTGCAGCGTCGCCACGTTCTGCTCCAAGGCCACGATCCTTAGCTCCGCGTTCATGTGCCCGCTGACATAGCCCACTATGTAAAAGAGGATGAACGATGCGGCTTTTATAAGGCCGCTAAGAAAGGATCGCCACGAAGGCGCTAAGGTCTTACTCATTTTTTCCTCCGAGGCGCTTGGCTAATTCACAAAGTACGGCATACATGGTCGTGAGCGAACGGTTCCCGAAGTACGCACACAACCCGGAAATTCCTGCAATGGCTTGGTCAGGACAACTGGTAGCTTTAAGAAGAAAGAACGCCGTCACTCCTGCGAGTACCGACGTGCAGAAAGAGACAACGAACTCGCCGAGACGAAAGTGCGACTCGCCTTTGACAATCGGCGATACCTGCCCGAAGAAGGCCATGATGAGGCAGAAGGAGAAACTCACGATGATGTGAAAGTCGGTGAGGGTCGTGCGTATGAGATTCAAGTCACTCTCCATTGTCCCCCTCCTGTAAGTTTTCTTTGTAGCCTAAGCGCTTAGTGCCTTTTCAAGCGTGAATCTTAGAAGGAGATAGGAGTGCTCTGCGCAAAGAAAAAGCCTCTCGATTGAGAGGCTCTTCCTGATTGAGAGAACTGCAGACTAAAGGCTGATACCTTCGAGCTGACAACGTTTCTCCAAGATGCCGACAAGCTCAAACATACAGTCTCTCTGCTCTAAGAGAAGCGCTCTTTGCTCTGAGGAAAGATGAGCGTCAATCAAGCCCTCGTCGTACTGAAAGAGAAAGTCTCTGAGCTTCTCAAGCCGCTCTCTGGTTTGAATTGCCTCTGCCTTGAGACGCTGTTTGTAATTATCTGTCATAGCTGACCTGCATCATAGTAAAAGAGAATCCCTATCTCCTGAGCGTATCGCCCCGAAAACGTGAATGTGTCGCCTTTTCTCACGGGCGTATGGCTTGTGACCATTGCGCCATTCCAAGGAAACAGAACAAAGCAATTGATTTGACTCGTTGATTCGATGATAACAACCGCGTCATCTTTGTTGCTTCGTGCAGTCAGTCTGAGCCAGCCGTTTGCAGGAGCGGTATACGTATCAGATTTTGTCCACGCGTCGTAAGAAGCGTTGCTGACAAGCGTGATGCTGTTCTTCGTCACCGGCTTGCCGGAATCCGAGCTGATGAGCTTCACCATCTTTTGGAGGTACGTCTTGATGCTCATAACGCACCTCCTGTTAAGCAAACACTACTCTCCGACTGACGGGTAAAAGCATATGTAAATCGTGGCTGAGGTTTTATCAGATGATGCGTACCACGGCAGAATTTTGTCGCCTGCTTTAACAAGCAAAGAACAACCTGCCCAATTAGTGGTTCCTGACACGCTGAAAGCTGACGATCCGTTCCTGAGAATTGTAAGGTGGTTTGCCGTTGCACCGAGCTGACACGCAAATATTCCGTCTGACGGAGCAGTATACGAGTAATCCATTTCTCCGTTCGTAAGCGTTTCTGTGAAGTTGATGGCAGTCGTCTGCGGAATAGACTTATGCGTGCTTCGATAGCTTGCAAGCAGTGCAGAGAGGTAGCTCTTAAGCGACATAAGCCACCTCCTGCAATCCTAAGTGCCTGATTAAGAAGGCTAAGCCCCTCCCCCCGACGGTTGCGAAGAATTTAGCCACGGCATCCGATCCGTTATACACGAAAGCCGTTACTTCACCTTTTTTTACAGGAAGCCAAGCAAGGAAGTCAGTAATGGCGTTCGGAGAATAATGTCCTGATTTAAAGAATCCGTTGTCAACTCTGGAGTGCCCTTTTGGTGTTCCCGCATCATAGAGATAGATGAAACCGTCACAAGGAGGCGTGTAATTCGTAGTTCTTAATTCGCCCGATTCACCTGCCGTAAGCGGGATTTCAATCGAATAGCCGCTTGGCGTGTTAGCGTTCGAGCCTACCTTGCGAATCGTTTTCTCTAGATAAGACTTCAGACTCATTCTAAAAACCTCCCATGTTCTTTATCAATTCTCTTTGCTCTGCCTTGGCGCTTAACTCATACGCTAGGCAGTCAGGATAGGCAGGGTAATCAACGAAAGGAAAACCCTCCGTGCTTGGCAGGTCTCTGAGCTCCTGCCTGTAGGCGATAAGCGCTTCACGTTCTTCTTCTGTGAGTGCGCTTCGTGCTTCTCCTGCGGCTCTCTGAACCGTTATATCTGTGAGCTGTGCGTAACTGTCAGAGTCAGAGATTCGTGCGTTGCGCTCTGCCTTCACTTCTGCTTTGTACTTCTCCGTGACAAAGCTGTCATCCTGTTCAGGCAGTGCGGCAAGTTCGTAATAGTTGCCGTCCTTGCTTAAGAACAAGTCCTTGTCGTTCTTGACTGCCTTCACCCATGTTGCGCCTTGGTCAAAGCTGTGGTCGAACGGCTTGTCTCCGTTGCTGTGAGCCGCAACTCGTCCGGTCGTGGGATCAAAGACAACGTATTTGCCTACCTTGTGTTTTTGAGCCGATTCGAGGTACTCGGCCTTAACTTCACTTAAAGTTTTCATCTCCTCTCCTAGTCAGTCGGTACCGTGCCGCCGTATTCAGTGATGAGCTCCGACATAGCGGTCAAGAGCTCGGACTCGCTCGCGGCGTCAATGTTTGTTCTGGCCTGCGCCTTCGCGTCGTCCGCCAAAGTCTGCTCGCTCGCTTTGACAACGGCGTCAGGCATGATGCTCTCTTTGAGCTTCGAGCCTGCGCCGTCCGAATCAAAGAGCTTGCGTAAGAGTACGGGTAAAGCCATAACTTCCTCCTTAGTTGATTGTTGAGGCGACAACGTAGATTTCAGTCGTCGCCGGTATAGCTGTAAGCCACGAGATAGTCGTGCTCGTAACCTCTTTGTACGTGACTCCTTCCACGGCAATAAGCCCGTCGAGGTACACCTTAAGAGCTCCCGCGCCTAGCGAGTAGCTCGGTACTCCGTAAGAGTCGCCTTCGGCATATGCAGCATGGCTTGCGTCCGTCTGCGTCCGTGTCGTGATGGTGCTCCCCGCGGGGTCGGTGACGACTGCGAGGATTTCCACGTCGGCGGCTATATCGCTCGTGAATGTAACGGCGGTCGAGCTCGCCTCCTCGTACTCGTTGCCATTGGTGCAAAGAAGGCCGTCGAGGTAAACCTGCAAGGAGTTGTTGCCCACTGTGTGGCTTGGGACTTCGAACTCCGTCCCCGCCGTCAGGATCGAGTCTCTGGCGGTCGAGGAGAGAGTGAGGATCGCGACTGTGCCGCCGCTTCCTCCTACCTCATAAAGCGTCCCGTCCACGCGGGTGTATAGCGTTACCCCTGCCATGGCTAGCTTCTTAAGATGATCAAGCCGCCGTTGCGCAAGTTAGTCGGTACCTTGTCCAAAGAGGTGACTACGCAAGAGTCGACATAGGTCTCTGCGATTGTGACTTTCTTTGCGCTCGTGTCAGGCGTGAGCGTGATCCCGCTTCCTGCCGCCAAAGTCAAAGTGTCAGTGGTCGAGCTTGCTGTGATCGTCGAGCTTCCCACTGTGACTTTGGAGATTGCGTTCTGGTTCGGCTGCGCTCCTGCCTCCACGTTGGTGAGCTTCGTGCGCTCTTCGGCGGTCATCATCACGTTGGTGGTGCCGTCCTTGATGGAGTCCGCGGTATCGCTTGCCTTCATGAATGCGCCCGCGGCTGCTACGGTCGTCGCGTTCGTCACGTCTGCGCCAGCCGTGATCCCTTCGACTTTCTTATAGTGGGCGGCGGTCATCAGGCCGTCCGCGTTGGCGGTCGCGGGGCTGTACGTTGTATCAGTAAACTTGGCGTCTTCCGGTACGGACGTTCCGAGAGTCTTGCCGCTGTCTTTGATGAGCTTGCCTGTGGTTCCGTCAAAGACGGCTACATGGTTTGCTACGCTCTGAGACGGTCCTGTCACTGCGCCGGTGATGTTCGCCTGAATCACTGTCCAGTCAGAGTTGCTCGCGCTTCCGCTTGCGTAGTCCTTGATGCAGACAATGAAGTCGCCGGCTTCGCACGTCTGCCCCGCGTATGTACCTGCCTCTTGAACGGTGTACTGCCAGCCCGCTTTATACGAGACGGTCGGTAATCCGTTGGTACTTGTGACTGCGCCTTTGAAACAGATACCGCCGTTCAGGAGCTCTGCGACTTTCGAGCGCAAGGAGATGATCTCGGCGTCTACGGTCGAGGCCGAGCCGTCCGCGTCGTTGATGCTGACTTGTTCGGCTGTGGTGCTTGGTAAGAGCGGATACTGAGCATCCCCCTCTTTACCTTATAGCGTTGTCTTAACCGGTGCTGTGGTT